AGGAAAGGTATCAGCAATACCACCAGCATTTAAATTTACATTATATAAGGATATAGGTTTATCTGATGTTTTATTTGCATTTGATCAAAATGGCAATTCAAAAATTGCTTCTCAAACAACAGGTTCTTCAATTAGACAACTAGAAGTTGATATAGATTCTACATTCCCAGATACATTTTATTATAATTTAGAACCCATAAATGAAAATGTTGTAAAAATAAAATCAGAGGTTCAAGTTGACACCGAAGTCGATTTCAATAATCAAATAATATTAAAAGATAGTTCTTTATCTGGAGAACAGATAATTTCTTCAGTAGGACTTACAACTTTTAGTTATAATATAATGGAAACTAATGAAGTTGCATCGTATGATACAAGCAATTCGGCATTATCTTACACAACAAATTCTAATAGTTCTAAAGGACCAATATCTGGGTTTGAATCAATATCTTTTGGATCTAAGTATGAAAAATTTCCCAATATAACTGGTGTAGAGTCAAATGAAGGAAAAGGTGCTATTTTAATACCGGTATCATTTAAAATTGGATCAGTAAAATCTATAGAAATAAGGGATATTGGGTATGAGTATACTGCGGATACGACTTTAAAGCCATTTATAAGGTTACCACAAATATTCAGATTAGAGCCCCTATCAAATATAAAGTCTGTGGGAATATCTTCTGCAGGTTTTAATTATAAATTCCCACCAAAACTAGTAGTTAAAGATAATTTCACAAATAAAATTGTAGAAGACATTATATTAGATTATGACTTAAAAGCATCTGAAGTTAAAATAATAAAAAATACTCAGGGATTTTATAATAATATTCCAACAATAATACCAACAAACAATAGTAATGGGTTTTCAATATCAAACATAACATACGATTCTATTAATAAAGAAGTCTCAGTAACCTTAAAGAATAACTTTTCTTCAATTTCAAATAATCCATTTAAAGTTGGAGAAAATTTAATTGTAGAAGGAGTATCAACAAGTTCTGGAATTGGATATAATTCCAAAAATTATAATTATTCTTTATTTAAAATTACGGATGTAAATCTTTTAGGACCTCTTCCAATCATAAAATATTCTTTAGAGGGAAAATTAACAGGATCTCAAATTCCAGGAATTTATGATGAAGATAATTCTTCAGGAACTATAACTCCAGAAAGATATTTTCCAATTTTTAATGTTACTTTAGGAAAAAATAATTTTTCATTGAAAGAAACGGTTAGATATGGAAATAAAACAGGAAAAGTTGTTGATTGGGATTCTAAAAATGAAGTAATAAAAATTTCAACAGAATTTGATTATGAAAATGAATCCATTATGGAAGGACTTTCTTCTAATAGTAAGGCTTTTATAAGAGCAAATCAATCTTTTGATTCTTACTATGATATTGCTTCATCTTCCAACATAGAGAATGGATGGAGAACTAACACAGGGTTTTTAAATGATTCAATTCAAAGAATACCCGATAATGATTATTATCAATATTTTTCTTACTCATTAAAGTCTGAGGTTGGAATTAATAATTGGATTACTTCAGTAAATGATTTAAATCATACTGTAGGATTTAAGAAATTTTCTGATCTTCAAGTAATATCATCTCCAAAAGATTTTACTGGAATAAGCACAGTTCAAAGAGAAGAAAAATTGGAAGTTGTAGTTGACTTAAATAGTGAAGTGGACGTTAATTGTGTTTTTGATTTTGATTTGGTGACAGAAAATTATTTTTACATTAATGATAGTTTAAATTCCGATGAAATTTATCTGGATGGAAAAATTATACAAGATTATTCCGAATCTATAGGAAACAGAGTTTTGTTAATAGATGATATAAGTAATGAATTTAATACAAGACTACCAGCAACTTTTGTAACATCATTTAATATCTAACTTAAGAAAAAATGGCAAAAATAAGATCTCAAAAATTATTTTTAAATGCAGTAGATACTAGGTTTAGTGGTAGAAGGCAATCCAGCATTGTTGGATCCTTAACAAATGGAACAGACCTTTTCATCAACACTTATGCTAAAGTTTTTACTGAAGATGAACTTGGTAGTTTTGATGTAGTTGTTCAACCTAACGGGCAGAATACTCTAGATTTTTTCCCTTTGGACGGAAGAGTAAATGAATACAATTATAGCTTTATAAGCTATAATATAATGCAAAATATTGTTGATGTAGATTCAACTTCTATTGGAGACATTGTAAGTATAGGTTCTTCAAATTCTTTTTTGGGACTTTCTTCCGGAACTATAACAAAAATACCTACTGATTTTACTTCTTCAAAAATATTGGTAGAGATTTCAACTTCAAATAATTTTTATGAATATACTGAAATAACTTTAGTAAAAGATCCTAGCACTAATGGAATTATTATTTCTGATTTTGGAAAAATAATTTTTGATAATGATACTACAGTTGCTGGTTTAGGCACTTTTGATGCTTATGTTTCAGGATCTTCAATAAATTTAGATTTTTTTCCAGATAGTTTATCTATTGGTGAAGTTACTACAAATACGGTCAATATTTCAATTGCAAATACAAACTTTAATCTTGAAGGATCTATTCCATTAAGATTTGGAACTTTAAAGTCAGTAAAAACTTCAATATCTTCAAGTCCGTCTCCTATAGCAACTGTTGTCGGATCTTATGACGAAAATTTTGAATCTACTTATATAATTGCTCAAGTTACCGATATTGATACTGGAGAAATAGAATTTTCAGAATTATTTGTTGTAAGTAATAATTTAGACGCACCTTTTGTCGAATATGGAAATTCTGTAACTTCCGGATTTTTAGGATCTTATAGTACTAATGTAATAGGATCAACTACTCAAATACTTTACACACCATTACCAGGCACTAATGTAGAGGTTGTACTATTTTTAAATGATTTGTCTTCAGTAGAGTTTGGTGGTTTTCCTACAGATATTGATCTCGAAAATTCTAATGTAAGTACAGGAATTGCCATATTTGGTTCTGCAGACAAAACATCTTTTGATTTAAAATATAGAGGAGATTTTATATTTGAAAAACTTTTTAGAGGAGATCTTCCTTCTATAGTTGATGTAGATGATGATATAATTAAAATTCCAAACCACTTTTTTGTTACCGGAGAGCAAGTATCGTATAAAACAGATATCTTCAACTCTTCGAACACATTTTCTGCAATAGGAATATCTAATACTACAATTGTTGGAGTGGGTATAACAAATAAACTTTCTGGAGAACTTTATGTGTATAAAGTCGATGAAAGTAGAATAAAACTTGCAACTTCTGCTGAAAACGCTCTCGCACAGATTCCAAAATTAATAGATATTACTTCAGTTGGACTGGGAAAAACCCATTATATTGAATCAACAAAACAAAACCAAAAGTGCATTATAACTATAGATAATATAATTCAATCTCCCATTAATGTAAGTGCTTTTGGAACCAGCATTCTTTTAAATGATTTAGTTTCAAATACTTCAGAGACTACTTTAAATTTGCCTAGCATAAAAGATTTTTCTGCTGGAGATTTTATTAAAATAGATGATGAAGTATTAAAAATAACCTCTTCAAATGAATTAACTAATTCAGTTGAAGTAATCAGGGGGTTTTATGGTACTGGAATATCATCGCACACTACAAATACCTTAATAGAAAAAATTGAAGGTAATTATAACATAGTTGGAAGTAGAATTTATTTTGGAGAAGCACCTTTTGGTGAAGATGTTTTAAGTACAAATTCTCTAGGGAGCGTTAATATTGATGGAACAATAAAGTCTTCTTTCCATGGAAGAGTCTTTATGAGATCCGGAATTCCTGGCAGTTCTGAAGAAACATATAAAGAAAATTATCTTTTTGATGATATTTCGGATCAATTTAATTCAAAAGATAAGGAATTTATATTAAAGTCCAACAATTTGGATGTACTTGGAATTTCTACGGACAGATCAATTTTATTGATAAACAATGTAATTCAAATTCCAGAAGATGACTTTTCTTTAAGTCAAAATTTGACAAACACTACTTTAGAATTTACGGGAACTGCATCTTCAATATCATACGATCAAAATAATGCTTCTATTCCTAGGGGAGGAGTTCCAATTTCTATAGGTTCTTCAAATGGATTTGGATATCAACCACTAGTTTCAGCAGGAGGAACAGTTTTAGTTTCTACTGCAGGAACAATATCTTCAGTATCAATAGGAAACAGTGGTTCGGGGTATAGAGAAGGAATACAAACATTAGTCAGAGTTGGAGTTCAGACATATAGTACTGGAGTTCCAAATATAGAATATATTGGAAATGCTACAATTTCTGGTGGAAGTGTTGTTGGAGTAAGTATAACAAATCCAGGATCAGGTTACCTTCAATCAGATCCTCCAAAGTTAATCATAGATTCTCCTCTATCATATTCAGACATACCTTTAATATACGCAAACGGTTTTTCTGGATTAGGTACGGAAGCAAAAATAGACGTAGTTGTTGGTCAAGGGTCTAGTGTTATTAGTTTCAATATTAAAAATTATGGATATTCATATTCTTCAGGAGATGTTTTGACTATAGAAACTGGAGGATTGACAGGAATTCCTTCAGACTTATCTAAGCCATTTGAAGATTTTTATATTAATATAATTGATGTAGTAAGGGACAATTTTTCTGGATGGTATGTGGGGGGACTAAAACTTCTTGATGATATAAGTTCGGAGTTTGATGGTGAAAGAAAAACATTTTTCTTAAAGGATAATGGCAACATATTTTCAATTTTATCTAAAAAGGGTTCAAATATAGATTTAAAATCTGTAATTTTAATCGTATTAAATGACGTTATACAGGTTCCAGAACAATCATATACTTTTTCTGGAGGAAGTAGAATAACATTTAAAGAACCTCCCAAAAAAGGAAATTCTTGTAGCATTTTATTCTATAGAGGAACAGATGGAATTGATGTTGTTGATGTTGATATTGAAGACACTGTTAAAATTGGAGATACTTTAAAAATAGTAGGAAATACCATTAAATTGATAGAAAAAGAAAGATTGGTTCAAGACATATTATCTCCAAATTCTGTAGAAACAAATACATACTCTTCTGAAGGAATATCCCAAAATTTTGAACTTTTGAGACCGGTAACATGGTGTAAGCAGAGAGAAGATATTAATATAAATGGTAATAGTGTCACAAAAAATAGGCGTGAATATGAGTCTAGGATTAATCCCACATGCAATTTATTGAAGAGTGTTGGAGTTGGAGAAACAAACATATTTGTAGATTCTTTAGAGACTGGATTTAATTATAAAAATGAAAATCCAACATCAATTTCATTTATAGACCAAATTGAAATAATAGAAACAGCAGATAAAAATACTGCTATAGCTACTGCGGTTGTTTCTGCTGCAGGAACTATATCTTCAATATCCGTGAATTCTCCAGGATTTGGTTATTTGGAAAATCCAACTATATCAATTTCAAGTCCTGTTGGTATAGGAACCTCAGGAAAAGCTACTGCAGTTTCTAGTATTTCCTCAGGATCTGTGTCTTCTATTATAGTTGATAATCCTGGATTTGGATATACAACTTCATCTCCACCGACAGTATTAATAGAATCCCCAAGATTTAAAAAAGAATATCTAAAAGATACAAAATATCTTGGAGATTATGGAATAATTACTGCGATACAACCCGCTTCTGTAGGTTTTGCCGTAACTGGATTGGCATTTGATCTTTTTATACCAGGAAATTCGCCATTGAAAGACTCCAGATTTACGAATCCAACTATAAATGTTAGTAGGATAAAGGAAAATTATTATTTAAAGGTATCAAATACTAATATAGGAAATACTGTAGATTCTTTAGATGAAAATGGTTTTCTTATAGGAGTAGGAACTGTTTTTCTTGACAATGTTTATCAGGTAGCATCTGTAGGAATTCATACTGTTGACGTTTTTGGTTACGACTCTTCTCCATCATTAGCAAAAGAAGTTGTAAGAGTTGTTGTTAGTATAAAGGATTATAAGTCTATGACCGGATTTGGTAGTGACAGGTATTTTGGAAACTTTAGCTGGGGACTAATAGAAACTGATTCTGTGGGATTAAAGACTTCATTTGAAGTTGGAACATCAAATGGAGTTGTAGGTCTTAATAGTACTCCGACAGTTAAAAGATTAAATCCACTGAAGACAAGTTCTTACACAGTAATATAATAAATAGTTCTAAAATTTTTAAGATAAATGTCAGCAATTATAACTGATCAGTTTAGGATAATAAATTGCGAAAATTTAGTAAATTCTATAGGATCTACTAATTCTTCATATTATACTTTCGTTGGATTGACAAATCCAGAAGATTATAGTCCAGATTGGGACAATCTTCCAGAATCTCCTGTAGACTCATTTAATTATTCTAATGACATATGGGATACAATGGTAACTTTGAAAAAGATTAATTTCAGTGATGACGTAAGAAGAGTTGTTAGAAAAATTAAATGGACTTCAGGAACAACTTATGATATGTACAGAAATGATGTCAGTAGAGAATCAGATAAGCAATCCAAACCATCGGGACAAACTAGTTTATACAGTTCAAATTTTTATGTTATAAACAAAGATTTCAGAGTTTATATTTGTTTAAATAATGGAACAAATCCAGATAACAAAACTGGAAGACCTTCTCTGGATGAACCAACATTTACTGACTTAGATCCAAGAACTCCTGGAGATAGTGGAGATGGGTATATTTGGAAATATCTTTATACTATAAATCCAAGTGAAGTTGTAAAATTCGATTCTTTAAATTATATACCCGTTCCTCTTGATTGGAATAGTTCTGAGTATTCTTTGGTTAGAGACTATGCAGGAACCAGTGGACAATTAAAAATTATAACTATCGAATCTAGGGGAAGTGGGTTGGGCGCACCAAGAACATATGCTGGAATAGATATTATTGGTGATGGTACTGGAGGAAAGGCAACAGTTGTTGTTGGTGAAGATTCCACAGTAGAATCTGTCACTGTAACATCTGGAGGATCTGGATATACTTTTGGATCTCTTGATTTATTGTCTGGTGGATTGGTTGTAGGGTCTGGATCAGTAAAACCAGTAT